ATTAAAGATCCAGTATCATAGTTGGTTCTGATAGAAAATCCTTCTCCTGGCAAAGATACATTAAAATTATAAGTTTGACCCCTATACAATGTTAATGCTGGATTGTTTGTTTGACCGTCTGGAGTAAAAATCCAGTTTTCTCCTAATCCCTGCTTGACTTTATAAGTGCTTATTATATTTTGAGATTGTCCTGTAATTTTTACACTTGGTGGACCGCTCGGTACCCAATAATATTCTCGATAATTAATAAACTTGTCCCAATCGATCGGAGGGTCCCAGGAATAATGATCCGACTCCGTTAACAAATTGTCTTTTTCTACTTCATTATTGAAAAATTTAATTTGATTTTTTAAATCAATATAATCATAAAATTTTTCGATAACTGAATTTTTTCTAATAATCACACCGGGCTCTAACTGATATCTAGATCTCAATGTTTGATCACTGTCTAAATAGATATCTTTACCGTTATAAGTTTTACCAAATCTTCTGCCTACGTAGCCTACTGTTTTTTGTAATGTTCCCGGCTGAACAAGTGGATCTAATACTGCGCCTAAGAACTTAGAATTAGAATCAGTTTGGAATACAGTAGGTAATAGATCTACCGATCTTCTGATAGGTAATTGACTATCGGGAAAAACATTTTTACTCATCAAATTCTACCTTAATTTGTATTATTAACTATTGCTGTAGGAGATGCTCTCAATTCTACTGCGTTTATACTAGAAACTATTTCTACGTCGTCTACCGTTGCACCGCTCACAAAAATTTCATCAGATCTACTCTGTATTTCAAATAAACTTCCAAAGACCTGAGTTGACTGTTTAGGTAATATAACTAAATTACTAATATCCGGTGCTACTGTGTTCGTAATATATGTTATTAATTCTCCTAAATAGAATCTGTCTCCAAAATCCCAATTATTAACATCGAAGAATTCATTTATAGCAGTTATAATTCTAACTTTTAAATCGTTATCATTAACTACTCTTACGTTATTTTTCACTACTTTAAATATTGCTTGAAATTTTGTATCTGCTGTTGAACCAAATAAAACTTTATAATTCACAGGATGATATATTATTTCATCGCTAATAGATTTAATCGAGTTTAAATTAGTTCCAAAACTTATTCTAAGGCTCTCGCTTGTGGGAGGTTCTGGTTTGAGAACTGCACCTGCCAGATAATTTCTAAACTCAGTATCATAAGATCTAGTTAATAGATATACATCTATAATATTACTGACACTAGGATCTATTCGTTTGTTAACGTCTGCATTATGAATATATTGAAATTTTAAATGATCTCTACCGATCGCACCTATATAGTAAGGTTCTATTTGGAAGGTTCTGTTATTATTACTAGTTCTCGTCACACGTTTTACAACGTTTTCGCTACTAGCTGAAAAATAAATTAATTGATTAATATCATAGTTGTCAGGATTTTCATTTGCTTCATTAGATCTAATTAATATAGTTTCTTCAGTAGAATCTACGAATTGAAAAACTTGATTTCCTGATTCATCTACGATCTCCTTGAAGAATAGAAAACTTTCGGTATCTTGTCCTACTATTGAGTCAAAAGAATCGGGATCATCAATAACGCCATCATCGTCGTTATCCGAAAATCTAATCTTGATCTGTTCTGGGGACTGATACCCGTCTTCATATCTAATAGTGTCAGATACTTCAAAATCTATGTCTCTTTTTAGTTCGGTGATTCTAGAGCCGTCTGTATTAATATTTAGGACTATTACTTTATCCTTAACAACTTTTCCGGTAGTCGAATCAAACGTTTTTTGATTAACATCTAAATAAAATCTATTCTGACTTCTAGATCCAAATATGTAATCTAATCCTCGTATTGTAATAATATATGTGCTACCTTCTTTTATAAAAGAAAGAATCCAGGATGAATCCAACGAACTGCTAGTAGTGTCTCCAGATTTTCCTAAAGAGAATTCAGATAATGTATTAAGGTCGGCAGCAGAAATAATCTTCCAAGCCGATTCAATCTGATCGTATCTCAGACCAAAATTTAATCCGTTGCTGATTAAGTTTACAATTTCATTTTCTAAAGAAGAAGAAAGGTTTGTTACGAATCTTGGTACAATACGAGAAGCAATAGCTCCAGAAGGAATTATATCATTAAATTCTACAGGTCCTCGACCACTAGGTAATGCACCCCTATCAGCATTGGTTCCATCACCTGCTGCTTTAATTACCTTAGTCCAAAGATAATCTCTATAATTAGTGTCTTGTGATGAGTCTTCGACAAGAACTAATTTATTGTCAAAAAATACATATTTTTTTCCAGCAACTGTTGTTTCAGGCACAACAAACTTAATTAAACTATCAACTTTAGCATATTTCAATGTATTACTTGTATAGGTACCAATCTTTAATTTTGTGCCGTCTTCTTTATTTCTAAAATACCCAGTGCTGTTATTGATATCGTTGGTTAGCTGTACCCATTCTGATAACTGGTCGGAAAATGTTATTTTTGTAAATTTAGAAAAATAAAAATTATACACTTCGGTGTTATTGAACACAGGTTCGATGTTATTCCGAATAAAATTAACTATTTCTAATCTATTCGAAAATTTAAAATTTAGTGTGCTTTCTGTATCTTGTTTGTAGATGTACCCATCACTGGCAAATACGTTCACAGAACTGTATTTTCCGCTGGCATCGATTATATCAAAATTTCTAGATACTCCGCTAGAAGTTCTGTTAACTGCCTTTACTTTAACAATGTCTTGTGATGTGCCTAATGGTGCTAGGTTGTAATCTTCTCCTGTTATCATTCTATTTTGTGTATAATAGAGTGCAGGTGCATTGTTTCTTATAGTGTCAACGTCCTCTGATGCTGATGCCGAGCTGACTGTAGATTTTAAGCTCATCGATACTGTTAGAGTATGTTCGACGCCTTGTTTATTTCTATAAGGAATCGCAACATTTATTCCTCTCATTTCTGGCGGGGCTATGGCATAAGTTAGACCGTTACTAACTCTATAAAAAATCCTAAATGTTCCTTTAGGCAAATTACCGTAAACACCGTCTCCAAAAATTAAATCAATCTGATCGTTGTTTTTGGTCGCTACAGAAAATATATTCCTAACATCATTTACGGCGCTGTTGTAGGCAATGTTATTACCGGACAGCGAAGATACTTTTGTCCATTGTTCTAAAGGTGTTCCGTCGCTGTTTAATTTAAATAACCAAACATCATCATTGTTTACATTTTCACTATCAACACTAATCTTTTCATTAGTAGTAGGGGCAGAAATAGAAAAATCAGCCAGTTCTAGACTACCTTGTTTGAATAGCGCAAAAAATCCTGTATTAGGGCTTGCTGCACCTCTACTGTCATTTCTATAGATAAATCCAAACTGATTTCCTGGAACCGGTGCTTCTTCATATATCGATTCACTATTCGCAAAAGAAGTACTTAAAATTTCAAATGCCATTGTACGTCCGGCTACTGTTTTAGAGAATGTAAAAATAGGAACATCGTTAGATACCGTTCTAAACCTATATTGTTCTGTTGGGATATTCTGTATTGTGGACTGGCCCTGGCTTCTTCCAAATTCTGTATTATCTGCCATTGCAGAATTTAATATAAGAATAAATTGTTCTAACCAATTAATATTGGTCGGATCATTCCAAATTATTGTTTGAGATTGTAAATTTCTGCCGTTGCTATCTAAAAGGTCTTCTGTGGTACTTACTGTGTCGAACTTTAATAAACCCTGGGCCGGAATATTTCGTTTAGCATTATAACTCAACATCCTTGCCAATCGTAATACACTTTCTTTCTTTTCTGCTAATTCTAAGAAATTTTCTCTGCTGGCTAAATCAATGCGAAATGCTAAACTTTGACCTATAAACGCGATGGCATCTATTAATGCTAGGTATTCTGAACTTTCAATATAATCATTAAAATCTTCAGGATAATTTTCCCTTAGATATGTAATCATTACCCTTCGAAGATTTTCAAAGTCGTAGCTGGTGAAGTCAGCATTTTGGAAAGTCTGATAAATCGTTTTCCAATCTTGATTTAAAATTAAATTTGTTTGTCTCAATGTAACTGACATCTTAAAAGCCCCATATATCAATATTTACCTGAAAAAATAAACTGGTCAGTTTATGATAGAATTATTTTTATCAAACTCGAAAGTCATTCTTTCGTTAATGTTAAAAGGAATATAAACAATATCTGCTTCTATTCTTATCCCTTGATCTGTAGCATCTACGATAATCGAATTAATAGCTATTCTAGGATCATAGTTTATTATTGTTTCAACATCTTCTGAAATTAATCTTTTTACTTCATCGGTAAAATTTTCAAACAACATATCCCAAATTATAGTTCCGAACTCGGGATTTTCTAATTTTTCACCTTTTCTAATATAAAAATGATTTATAATATCCTGCTTAACTAAATCAATATCATAAAGCTTAAAACCTTTTTTGGATTCATTCGAGCTGAATCCTTTATAGGTAAATGTTCCAGTGTCTTGATCCCCTACACTGGCTTTATTTTTAGCTACTATCTGATTGTTATATAATTTGGCCATTTTTCTATCTCTCTTTAAACCTTCTTCTCGCCGGACATAATTTGTGAAATCTTAATAGACCCGTTTTTCACGGCAGACGGTACTCCTACTGGCATTTGTACAGGCACAAAATGTCCGCTGTCATTAGCACCGGCATTGTTGTGGATTCCCTGTTGTCTTAAAAACTGTTGTGCAAATCCTGTATAGGCTCCGAGTTTATTCAACGAATCCCATTTGCCATCTTTATAAATCAATATATCTGCAGCGGCACCATAGTTGTGCCAACTATTTCCAGGACTGGCTGCTTGTGGTCCTGTACCTGCTTTGAAAGCTTCGTACAGAGCCTTACTTCTTGCCAGCGGTCTTAGACATTCTGAAACACTCATATCCCAACCATCTTTATAATACTGCTGAACAAACGCCTTAATAGCTTTGGCAAATACTACTCTCACAGAAGGGTCTAAAGTATTAAGATTTTCGGCAGTTCGTTTGCCGTATTTGCTAGGCGCAAAATAATCCGCAGTAAGATTAATACCGCCTGAAGGGATATCAATACTTTCTGGGAAATTTGGTTTCCCTGTAACAGGATCAGGTTTTACTGCATCATAATCGTTGATTTCTGCCACGTGAGCAGCAGACGCAGATACCTTACTTGCATCTGTAGCAGCTTGATGTTCTGCTGGTAAATCTCCTCCGTCATCTCTGTCTGTAGATGGTGGATTTACCTGTTCGGGTGCATTGCTTTCATGCAATGCCCAAGGTTCGTGCATTGGTATCCTTTTCATAATACTAGGAATAGTACCTGATTGATATTTTGTTTTTGCCCAATCTCCTACCGCAGTAGCTATATTATCGTGTGTGCTCAGCGGAGGTGCTGTTACAGCAGATGAGGCCTGTGCTGCGGTAGCTGCTTTAGGTCCGTTGATATCCACTCTAGAACCAGAAATTACGATTTTGCCGGCGGCCCCTACATCAATCGTAGCACCCGAAGTTACTTTAAGGCTAGAAGATGAATAGATATCAGTGGTTCCCAACGAGGTTAATTTTGTACTGCCTCCTACCGCTACATCTAAATTGTTTCCTGTGGTAAATTTAGTATCAGTTCCGACTTTATAATCTAAAGATTCGGAAACAAACACTTTCATATCTAATCCTGATCTTAAATGTATGTTTTGTAAAAAATCTCCGTTAAGGCGCCCTTTGGCTTTTATATTAACATTCCTACCGCATTCAAGATTGAAGTCTCTGTCTGCATAAAAATTAAAATCATTTTTTGTATGAATGCTAACACTGTCTTCGGCGAAAATATCTATCTTACCGTTACTGGTTAATTCTATCCAAGTTGACCCTTTAGAATTAGCGATGTAAATTAAATCCTCAGTATTGTGCAAGAGTATTTGATGCCCGGTTCTCGTCCTAACGCGAAAATATTCGTTTGCTGGAATCGTAGGATCGCCTTTTTCGCCGTTAAGAGTATCTGCATATTCTCTAGGTCCTTGACCTGCAGGCTTTTTTCTTTGCAGTTGATCATCACCGTCGTCGAATACTAATTGTGTTCCGCCCAATCTGCTTACCGGAACCGGACTCGGTGTTTGGCTTTGTTTTAATCCTATAGATTTTCTAATCGCACCGTCTCTGCGGTCTAAAGGTCCTGGAGTCGAAATTCCAAAAACCATGTTAGGAACATTTCTTCTTGGAGTGCTCTGTGCTGGTCCTCTGACATCGTCTTCTAACAAACCTTGCTCTAAAAATCTTTCGGCTATTGGGTGCACCGGTTTCTTTATCTTATCGATTTGCATATTAGTATCTAATGTATTTGCTAATCGATTAACTTCGCCCACGGGCAAAGGCTGGGTAGTATTAAATCTTGCTTTGTCTTGATCTGTAAGTTCAACTTCAGTTGATGCTCCGATAGCTGGTACCATATGGTTCATAAAACGGCTAGGTACACAGCCCATCCAATATCCTTGAGCAGGATCTCCGTTGATAAAAAAGCAAATTACTGTTACACCGACATCGGGAGGTACGAACCACATACCATATGATTTCTGTGTATCATTAAAATCTGCTTTATTTGCCCCCATAAATTCATAAGCAGTGCTTCCGTAAAATGGGGTGGCGAAATGTACAGTATATGTTTGGTTAGCATCTCCAATCAAATTACCATCTCTGCGCAGAAGGGTAACCTGAAGCCCTCCCATAAACGAAGGATCGAGATGTCCTACGACCTTGGCCAGAAACGGGCCAGGTCCTATAGTTTTTTTGGCGGTGGTTGTCGCTGCTGGTCTAGTCTCTCTAGGCATTATTCACCTTCCGATCCATATATAAATGTAGTTGGATCTTTTTTCTCAACTTCTGGTTCTTTGTATAATAATGTTTGTGCTTTAACAATGTCTTCTTTACCTTTGTAATCTTGAGGCTGGCCGGTCATTCTAATACATCTAATAGTTTGAGTAAAGATGCCGCCGCTAAACTTGTTATCACATTTAGTTACTTTGTAAATTCCGCTAAAGGGACTAACTATTTCTCCCTTGGGGAAATTATAAAGACCTCCTTGTCCTGTAGTTCCTAAATTTGGTTCTATAGGAGTCCTGAATGTTATGTACACGTATACATCACTGCCTTCATAATTCATTGTAAGGTCGGAATTAGTTTGAGCATTTGGGCCTTTATCCGCGATGTAATTTCCCAGTCCTGTGTCGACTAGCCAATAAGGATCTCCCAATATTTCAATATTAAGATTTATAAGATCTGCACTGTTTTTAAGAAAAGCATTTTGAAATGCATCAGCGACTCTTCTTTCTGTTGATACATCGTTCGATCCTCCTACTGCAGGAGGTAGGCCGGCATCGGGATCAGGCTTAACTGGTTTAGCTCCGGCTGTATTTGCCACTCCGCTCGGGGCTGCTCCTTCTTGTAGCTCTGTTGTTTTTTTAGGATCTTTAGCAGCATCATTTAAATCTCTATTTTGATTATTTGCCGTTTCGCTAGGCGGCGATATTGGTCTTCCTGTATAAAACATATTGTCAATATCAATATCAAATTTTAAAAGATCGTTATTCAATCCTGTGTAGATATAGTTGTACTGTTTTGCAATTATTTTTTGCAATTCTTGAAATCCGGGCGGAGCTGCTGTCGGACTTTTAAATATACTGCTGTGTACCTTATAAGGCATTACTCTATAGATTATTCTTTTAGCATAATCATTTCTTTTCAAATCAAAATCTAATAACTGTATCTGAGCGTCGATTCTAAACCAATTTATGTGTCCTGTTTCATCTAGATATTTTGGATCTATAGCACGTTTAGCATAGTCGCTGCTCAGTACGCATTGGGTGATAATTTCTGTTAGAGTCTGGCCTTGAGCAAATCTAAATTCTCTAATTTTAGGATCAATAGTCATTTTATTTCTTTGCACTAATCCAGTTTTTTCATCCCTAACATCGCCTTCTAATTTGCTGACATAGTTACCGCCAGACGTTGGCTGGAATCCCATTGTGTTCTTCGAATCTCCTAATGGGCCGGTGCCGTAATTTGTTGGCTCCTGAGATTTAGATCCTATGTTTTGCTCGCTAATAATTTCTGGAGGAGCAGAAGCTTTATCGATTGTTACATTTTGTGTAGGCTCAAGTCCTATTTTATCGCTAGCATCTGTAGGAAATACTATTTCATACTTGTCAGGAATCCCTCCGTCTTTAGCCTTAGTTGTTCTTTCTCTTGAGTTTAGTACTGAGGCAAGACTCTTAGGTCCGGTAACCAGCAATTCTTTAAGATTATCACCTGTTATTGAAACATCACTGAAGCTACGATTAATTGTGCTAGAGAAACCTTGGTGACTGTAGGGAACACATTCTACTTTATAGCTGCTGCCGCCTTCGTTTACAGAAAATTTTACTTTTTTAAGTTTTACAGTCCAATATCTTGCAAGTGCATCAGAGCTAGCAAATATTTTTCCGTCGTCGGTATACCCTACAAATTCTAATTTTAAGAGGTATGGGGCATTATCTAGGTATGACGGCCATCCTGCGTTTATTGCCGCTGTTTGCATACTTTGTAAAAGTAAACCCATGCTATATGGTTCGATGATGTCAAAACTGTATGCAATAGCATTTGAATTTCCTGTCTTTTCTGTGGCTGCAACAAATGTGTTCATTACAAAATTGTCGACATAGTATTCTGGTTGTCCATTGACTGTGTTGGATCTATTAGCATCGAATCTGCCTGCGGACGCAAACACAATCGAAGACTGTGTTTTCTTACCTTCAGAATTTACATAGGACTCGTTCAGCCACATAGAACTATTACCTCTATAACTTCTAGGATCATTATACTGTTTTGGTGTTAAGCAGGCCATAGACCAAAGATATGTGTAAGACGCAAACCGTTCCAGCGGATTTACAAAAGGCGGGCCACTAGGGTTGGAATTTCCTGCTAACGACCCGGCAACTCCCGAAGGTAAAGTTCCAGTTTTATTTTTGTCTTGCTGAAATGCAACGCCGGGTGTAACTGTGGCTCCTGCGATAACCGTTCCTGTTGTTCTTGACACAGAGTTTTGTGTTACTGTGATGTTTTCTAAAACACTGCTAATTGCTGGAGAGCCATCCGGTCTTAGATATGTTGCTACTTCTCTTCCTAGATTTCTAACGGCCATTTTAGACTCCTAGGTATTTTTGAAGATTAGATTTTTTAGGACAAAAAATTCTTACTCCTGGTTCAAAATCAAAAATTGGGTCTGACAGCACTGTCATGTTCCGCTGTGTAAACACCCACCACAATTTAGAATCTCCGTATAGATCATAGGCTAATAAATCTGGTCTGTGCTTATATTGATTTTCTATGGTATACAAAAAATCATCTGTTTCGGCAGGTACTGGTCGAATTTCTAAAAGTTCAAGATAAAGATTGTTTTGCTTAGTGTTGTACCAAGGTGACGATTTCTTATAGTTGGCCATATTACATATATCCTACAGCTTCGCCGTTGGCAAATTTTTTCAAATCAAATTGGCGGAGTCTTGCTCTGTTATAGATAGGTGAAACTACTACAGAAATCTCGCTGAAAATAGGGACCCAGGTTGGTTTCCCACCTTTCATACATTTTATGTAATTAACATCACTAGGCAATGTTACTGAAAAACTTTTTATAATGACCGGTACGTTGTTAAAAATTCTTGAACCGTATCCTGATAGATTGCACACAACTGGAGGATTACCTACATTCTCTCCTGAACCAAAAAACATTTTAGTTGCGGTTTTAAAAAAAGTAGTGGCTTCTATCCAATATTCTGCATCGGTCGCCGTTTCGCAGCTGAAGTCCCCGCTGATCGTAATATCATCTACTTGACTGTTTTTATAACCATAAAAAGGTTGGTTGTTATGAACTACATCTATAGTCGAATAATTTGCTTTAGTCGAAACTGTTATGTTAGGAGTGTAAGGCCAAACTACACCGTTGGTTGCTGTTAATCTGTCAAAAGCATTACCAAATAAACCAAAATTACAGTTAATGCGAACACGCCAATCGTCTTGTGTTCCTGGTGTTACAGAAACAAATGCACCTGTTTGTTTGAATAATTCGCCGCCGGCTGGTAAATTTCTTCCTCTTCCTAGGCTGAGAATATTATTAAGGGCACCGGCAGCTCCTGAAATGCTGGATGCTAAATTTCTAATACCGGTTCCTAGTCCGCCAGATGCTAGGCCTAATTTATCTATAGACTGTCCTATAGCTGCTGCTCTTGTAGATATTTCACCTGCCGACGGAAGGCTTTGTACAACATTGCTAACACCTCCTAACGCAGTTTTAACTGCACCGGCCGCTGTATCAAATCCGCTCTTCAAGCCTCCCGGAATTCCGCCTAATGGTCCTAAGCCGCTGTTCACTGCTCCGCTGAGTTGACCTACTTTAGCGTTTAGATCGTCTTTGATAGAACCAAATTTTTCTGTAACGGCGCTGGTATTAGCAGATGATGATGCTGCTGAAATTTGCGAAGACACTGTTGCAACTAATTTGGACAAAGGATTTATAGACAATGGCATTAAAAAAATCTCCGTATAGTCTATTTATTTCTTTAAAAATGTGCTATTATATAAGTATTAGGAGACCCTCTAACCATGACAATTGTACCGAAAATAAAATATCTAACAAACAAAGACCTATTAAAAGAAATACATTTAAGCAAAAACACATACTGCATTTTTGAAAAACCAGAGTATTCAGACTACGATCTTATAGTTTCAAATTTAAGCAAAATTAACGTAAGAACTACAGCGGAAGCAAAACGTAATCGCGCATCTAAACTCAGTAAACAGGCTCACGAACAAGCTCAGGCAGCTACAGGAAAAAAAGCATCTGCAAAAGATTTTGAAATAGATTATAAAAAGATTTCAAAACAAGATGTGGTATTTCGTGTAATGACGTTCGATCATATACCGTTAGCACCTGGCAGGAAAAAGACTTTAAAAAACACTGCAGACGGCCACGACAAAGTAAACTTTCCTCCTTTCCAGCATTGGAAATTTGACGAAAACGATAATCTTATTTGCGTAGGAAAGAGTCACTGGAAAGGCGCCATTAACAATGGTCAATTTTCAAAGGATCACGGACAGATGACTAACAATCTGGCTCGTATGTTTATTAAACTCTGTGAACGATATGCTACCAGAGGAAACGTTAGAGGCTATACATATAATGATGAAATGCGGGGTCAGGCAATTCTTCAACTAACTCAAATAGGACTACAATTCGATGAAAGCAAATCAGATAATCCTTTTGCTTACTATACTGCTGCTGTTACTAATTCATTCGTTAGAATTATCAACATTGAAAAGCGTAATCAAAACATTAGAGACGATATTCTAGAAATGAACGGTATGAATCCAAGTTGGACTCGTCAAAATAGCGGGCCCGGTGTTAGTTCTGGCCCGGTCGTATCGAACAGCCAGGATTGGGATTGATTTTACAAATTGTAACCTGTATAATATTCGTTATATGAATCTATTTAAAAAAACAGCCTGTTTCACAGACATACATTTCGGATTAAAAAGCGGTAGCAGAACTCATAACATAGACTGCGAGGAATTTGTAAAATGGTTTTGTAAAACTGCCAAAGACGAAGGATGCGAGACTGCTATCTTTCTAGGTGACTGGCATCATAATCGTAGCACTACAGATGTTAGTACTATGAATTATACTCTATCAAACTTAGAACGACTCAGTGCTAACTTTGAACGAGTATATTTCATCTTAGGCAATCACGATCTATTCTATAAAGATAAGCGTGAGATCAACTCTGTAGAGTTTATGCGTCTGTTTCCCAATGTTGTACCGATCAAGGAACCTTTTACAGAAGGTAATGTTACTATCCTTCCTTGGTTGGTAGCCGACGAGTGGAAAAAAATTCCTGATATTAAGAGCCGTTACATATTTGGACATTTAGAATTACCTAGCTTCTACATGAATGCTATGGTTCAAATGCCGGATCACGGTCAATTGCAAAGGAATCATTTTGTCAATCAAGAGTATGTGTTCACAGGACACTTCCATAAACGTCAGCAGGCTAACAATATCGTCTATATAGGAAATGCTTTTCCTCATAATTACGCAGATGCCGGGGATGATGAACGTGGTATGATGATTTTAGAGTGGGGAGGGAAGCCCGAGTATAGGACGTGGCCTGGACAACCTGTGTATCGCACCTATAAACTAAGTCAGATCATCGATACTCCAGACAAACTCCTTAGAGAAAAGATGCATTGTCGCGTAACCATTGACTTGCCTATTACTTTTGAAGAAGCTAACTTTATCAAAGAACAGTTTATACCTCAGTTTAATCTTAGAGAATTGATGCTGATTCCAGAAAAAGTAGAAGTAGAATCTAATTCTACTCCCATAGATATTAATTTTGAATCGGTTGATACTATCGTGATGAACCAAATCAACGCTATCGAAAGCGATACCTACGACAAAAATATGTTGCTGGAGATCTATAAAGAATTATGACAATTAAAATTAAGAATCTTACTGTAAGAAATTTCATGAGCGTGGGTAATCAAACCCAAGCCATTGATTTCGATCGTGGACAGCTAACTCTGGTCTTAGGTGAAAATCTAGATCTAGGAGGTGATGACTCTGGTGCCCGCAACGGTACAGGCAAAACTACAATCATCAACGGCCTGAGTTATGCTATCTACGGTCAAGCCCTAACTAATATCAAACGCGATAATCTTATCAACAAGATTAACAGTAAGGGTATGTTATGCACTGTTACTTTTGAAAAAGACGGTGTTGAATATCATATCGAACGAGGTCGTAAACCTAATTTACTAAAGTTTAGTATCAATGGAGAAGAACAAGAGCAACAAGATCTAGACGAAAGCCAGGGGGATTCGAGAGAAACACAAAAGGCTATTGATGAAATGATAGGCATGAGCCATGAAATGTTTAAGCATCTTGTGGCGTTGAACACCTATACCGATCCTTTTCTAGCATTAAAGAGCGCCGATCAACGTTCGATCATAGAACAACTATTAGGAATAACACTGTTATCTGAAAAAGCAGAAGCTCTTAAAGAACAGATCAAGTTTACCAAAGATGCGATCACTACAGAAAACACTCGTATCGAAACAATCAAAGCATCAAACGATCGTATACAACAAAGTATAGAAGCATTAGAACGAAAACAAAAACTTTGGGAAGATAATAAAGAAACTGCTCTAGAAAATCTTAGAAAAAATATAGACAGACTCAGTAATATTGACATCGATTCTGAAATTGCCAATCAACGTGCTTTAACAGAGTGGAACAAAAACAAAAAAGAAGTTGACAATCTAACAGCATTAATAGCCAAACAAACTTCTACTCTAGAAAAAGAACAAAAAACTCTAGAAAAATATAAAAAAGAACTAATCACATTAGCAGATCATAAATGTCATTCCTGCGGTCAGGAAATACATGATCACAAACACGATGAAATGACTGTATCTAAAGCAAAACAGGTGGAGGACAGTCAAAACATAATCAGCGAATATCTAGAAGAACTGTCAACTCTCAACGAAGCGATGTCATTGTTGGAAGAATTAGGTACCTGTCCTAAAGTAATTTATGAAAATTTAGAACAGGCTCTAGATCATAAAAATACTGTAGACGGGTTAGATAGAGATATTGCTGTTAAAGAAGCTGAAACCAACCCGTATGCAGAACAGATAGAAGAACTTAAAAATACCGCAGTACAGGAAATCGACTGGAATGCTGTTAACGATCTAACAAGACTTAAGGATCATCAAGAATTCCTATACAAACTGTTGACTAACAAAGATAGTTTTGTACGCAAACGTATTATTGATCAAAATCTAGCGTTCTTGAATCAGCGCCTGACTTACTATCTTGACAAGATCGGACTTCCGCATATAGTAGAATTCCAGAATGATCTCACTGTGACCATCACACAGTTAGGTCAGGATCTTGATTTTGACAATCTAAGCCGAGGCGAACGTAACAGATTGATTTTAAGCCTGAGTTGGGCATTTAGGGATGTGTGGGAAAACCTATATCAAAGCATTAATCTGTTGTTCATCGACGAATTAGTTGATTCTGGTATGGATGCGTCTGGAGTAGAGTCAAGTATTGCTGTGTTAAAACGCATGACTAGAGAACGAGATAAGAATGTATTCTTGATTTCGCACAGAGACGACCTAACAAGTCGTGTTAATCACGTGCTAAAAGTTATCAAAGAAAACGGATTCACTAGTTATTCTACAGATATTGAAATAATGCAATGACTACAGAAGCCCACGATAGAATGATTAAAGCATTTCAAGAATACTTTAAGTGGCAGGACCGCTTTACATATCGTGGGTCCGATGAAGCAGGATTAAAGGCAAGATATTGGCTTTCAGAAATACGTAAAGAGGCATCAATTAGGCGGGTAGAAATACAGGAAATAAGGCAAGAACGTAAAGCAGCCAGAAATGGTCGTAATGGACGACCACCCAAGATAACTAAATGAGTGCTGTGGACGTATCAAAATCAAACCGTAGAAGAAATACCAGAAGGCTACATAGGCTTTGTTTATCTCATCACCAATCTACAGACCGGACAGAAATACATAGGCAAGAAACTAGCACAGTTTAAACGCACTAAACCACCACTCAAAGGCAAAAAACTTAAACGCAGAAGCACAGTAGAAAGCGATTGGCGCGATTACTGGGGTTCTAGCGATAGGTTAAACGCAGATGTCCAAGCACTAGGTCCGGAAAAATTCACTAGAGAAATACTTTATCTTTGCAAATCCAAGGCAGAAATGTCATATCTAGAGGCAAGAGAGCAGTTTGAACGCAGGGTTTTAGAGTCTGACGACTATTATAATGGCATTATAAACGTCAGAGTAGGCGGATCAAACATACTTAGGCAACGTCTAGAAGAACATAAAAAGGCAAAATAACAGCGGTTTTTGGCTGGCGCAGGCCTAAGTTCGTGCGCTCTAAACCTGGTCAATCTTGGTCGCAGGGATGGAATTCCACGCCGCAGTGGTACTCAACTACTACCCATTTATGGATGAAGATCGCTTAAAACCTGCGATTTAGTTGTTTGAAAAGGATTTGAAAAGGTAAAATGAGGGGAGAAAAACCCCACGTATGTGCTAGTGATAGCAGATTAACACATACCGCCGTTGTATAAAGACGGAGCTCGTGGTACCGGACAACCGCCACTGTAATGCTCTACTGCTGTGTGACATGATTCGACTCGGATAATGTTTTTTCTTTGCCCGGCAACGGGCAAAGTGTGACTGAAACGATCTGGATAATGCTAAATTTGCGCTTCGCGCAAAAAATTTTCAAGCATAGAAAATTTTAAAAGGAAGAAAAAGCGATTGAGCGCAGCGAAAATCGCAAACGAGCGTAAGCTCGTTTTTACAATAAATAACTAATACATCAATGGAATCTCTAAATGCGTTTAATAACATTGTCTGATCCCGTGCTATTATTAGAAAAGCATATGAATTTTTCTAGGACTATTCTTAGAGAATCTTGTGAGGGATTGACCAAAGACCAGAAGAGAATTGTAGAAGGTATCTACAACGAATTTAAACCTTTGATCGAAGCTAGCCTAACCGCAGATCAGATCAAAGGCATATTCCAACAATTAGAAAAATCTAGTATTGAGGGCGGTGCTAATCGTACACTGGCAGGCAAAGGTGTTGACACTGCTAAAAAAGCCAACGAAATCATCAACAACATGGGCAAGTGGTTACAGGATACCACTCCTGTAAAAATGGCCGATCAAAAGTTTGAACAGCTCAAAGCTAAGATTGGTGCTAAGTTTCCAGATCTAGACAAACAGCTAACTGGTTTAGGCACTTGGATGAAAGAAAATCCGGGAAAGAGTGCAGCTATCATTGGTGTGTTAACTGCCTTGGCTTCTCTAGCTGGTGGTCCTGTAGGTGGTGCTATAGCTGGTCAGGTCCTGCGTGGTGCTGCAGAATTGATCAAAGGTGAAAAACTAAGCACCGCTGTAGGCAAAGGTATCAAGACCGCAGCACTGGGTTATCTGTCAGGCAAGGCCTTTGAAGTCTTAGGCAAGTTTGTAGCAGGTATGAGAGCAGATGCTATACCATTTGGACCCAAAGAATCGGGTCTGGAACAGGTATCGTGGGGAGCGTCTAAAACATTATCGGCTCCCGGTATGGAATGGAAACAGACCACACAGGGATTTAATGTAGTAGTATTCCCTCAAGAAAAAGAAGCCATAGAAGAAGCCATGCGTATGATCAGAGATGGTCAATCTGGTGGCTATGACACATTGGCAAAGATCGCGCAGGAAATAAGATCCGCTGACTACAAGTCAGCTATCAAAGACATCATGGTAAAT